ATCTGTTAGTTCCACATCTGTAGAACCATAACCACTACGAGTCGTTTGTGTTGCACTCATGATTGGTACATTAAACTCTACTGCAAGTCCTCTGAGTTCTTCTGCAATACTCTTAACTAGTGTATAACTGTTTGCTCCAGCTCCTGGCTTTACTCTCGAAGATGCACATATGTTTAGGTAATCGATGAATATCATGTCGGGTTTGAAATCTTTCTTGACATCTAACTCTTGGAGTAAATGTCTGAAATGACCAACGTGAGCTGATGCAGTTGGGTATTCTTTGATGATCAACTTACCTTTAGTCTTAGATGCAATCTTATTAATCTTCTTGTCGAAGTTCTTTTTAGATAGATCGGGTAGGTCTTTCATAGGGACATTGAGGGTATTTGCATCGATTCTCTCTGCAATCCTTTCCTCTGACATTTCAAGTGTAATGTATAATACATTCTTATTCATCATCAAATGTGCTGATGCCATGTGACACATGAATAGGGATTTACCAACACCTGTTCCTGCAAGACAAATATTCAATGTCTTGTTAGGTAATCCACCTTTAGTAATCTTGTTGAAATATTCTAGATCGAACGGTAACTTCTCTTCTTCTGTGTGATAGAATTCAAATCTGTTATCGGAATCTTCTATTTGATCATGGCCAATATTAGTGTCAAAGGACACGGAAAGTGCATCCTTAAGGAGTTCGGGTATTTCACCAGTTGAACGTTGAGACTTCTTATCAATGACTTCGATACTGTCCATTACTGCAATGTAGATTGCTCTATCTTTGCACCACTGTTCAGTTTCATCGAGTAACCACTCTTGTGGAGTGTCGTCACCACCTTTCATACCACTTACAATAGACTTGGCGTTATGAACAACTGTCTCGTTGAGAGATGTGTTGTTATCCAAGTTTATGAGAAGTGCTTCTACTGTAGGTGTTTTAGTGTATTTTTGGAAGTAATCGAATACTCCATTGAATACGGTCTTTTCGTCCTGTTCTGTGAAATACTCGTCCTTAATGAATGGAAGCACCTTCCGTGCAAACTCTTCACTCTGAATCAGATTTTTCAGAATTGTTTGTTCTATTCTCTTTTGTTCCATATTTAAAGTATTCCTGTGCTACCAATTCTAATTTTTCCATCACATCGGGTGTGAAGAATTTTTCGGGGTTGTTGTTAATCGTCTTACCGAACTCTGTCTTACCATTTGGAAGTTTAATTCTTGTACTTGATTTCTCAAATATTCCAAATGCAACTGCCATGTCTAGTAGACCATAATATCTGTCCAACCCTGTCTCGTATGATAACCTTACATCAACCACTCTGTTCTCAACAGTCAATCTTGACTTTGCGTTCTTACAGTGAATGATATTACCAACGATTTCAGTTCCTTCTTTCTCTTTCCTTTTGGAAAGATAGATGATTGATGATGCAGCGTATTTTAATCCACTACCTCCACCCATCTCTTTTTGAGGGAACATAGAACCAATCACATCATATGTGTGATTTGTAACAATCATAGGAACTCCAACACGACCCAACTTAAGGGTAAGAACTCTGAATGCACCTTTGGTGATCTGAGCTCTAGTCATATCCTTAGTCTCTTTACCTTCTGCAGTGTCTTCGATCTCTTTGGTTGTTGATAACATACCAAGTGAATCTAAACAGAACATCATAGGTGGACGTTTGTCTTTGGGGGTTTCTGCATACTTATCCAGTATACTGATTGCTTGATTTCTGAACTCTTGCACTGTGACGACTGGGACGATAACAACTCTTTTGGAGTCGATACCTCTGTCCTCAATCATGCTTCTTGATATTGCAGATTCAGATTCGAAATAGATTACTGCAGAATCCTTGTGATCTTCTAGGAATTGTTTAACCATCCCTAAGGCAAAAAATGTCTTACCTGTTGCAGACTCACCAGCGATTGCTGTAATCTTGTTTGAAGGAAGTCCACCGTACAGTGAACCACTTAATAGTGCGTTGAAAATATGTGAACCAGTATCAATGAAACTGTCAACATCTCCAGCAGCAATTCCATCGTTAACAATACTTGCGTATTCGTTACCGCTTGCCTTTACTAAATCTTTTAAAAAACTCATAATTATAAACACCTCTCAAATGTATACCTTAGTATAACAGAGATGGGGTTATTTTACAAGAGGGTTTTTGGGGTATTTTTTGATGTGTTCGGTTTTAATGCGGGCCTTCTCTTTCTGCCACATCTTATCATCGAACTTGATGTGTTCTTTCATCATCGTTTTGATTTCTTTGATCTGAACTTCCATGAGACCTATTGAACAGAAGATAAGTGCAATCATGACGATATAAAATATATCAATCACTGCGAGTATCATTAGGAAACCTTGTCGATTTGTTCTTGGGTAACGGTTCCGTTATCCAGTAACAATTTTCTATGCTCCAAATGTCGTTCTAGGGTGGTGTCTTTGTTTTCACCAGTATATTCTACGGCATGATGATCATTAATCATCTGTTGGTTCACACTAATTCTTGATTCTAATGATTGGGGTTCGTCTGCAATGTTTACAAACAACTCACCAAGGATTCTTCCAAATTTACCTTTATCATGAGAAATCAGAGTTACTGCTCCTCTAGATAATATATCCGTTAGATGGTATTTTGAAGCTTTACCGAAGACCTTTTCTACTAAGTCACGAGTTCTAGATTCGGGGGTGTCGATACCCATAAGACGCACTCGTTGTTTTTTAAGAACAACTGAGAATCCTAAATCAATGTCTACATCGATTGTATCGCCATCAACCACTTTTGTGACTGTCACATTAAATTCGTATAAATTTTCCATACTCATATTTATCATATTTTTTATCCGAAGAAACTATCCAATGATGCTACTGGTTCTACGTTCCAACCAATTAGTTCAATTATTGCTTTAAGTGGTTCAATGAATGCTTTATCAAATTGCATGTCGTAATTAATGTAGTTTTGTAGTTCGAATTCTTTAGGTAGAACATTAGAGAATGATATCACATTCTCGTTGAATTTGTTTGGGAGTTTAAGATACACAAATAGAATCTTATCTCCACTCCTAATTAGGTTGTATCTCTTGTCAATGTTCTTCTTTTCAAGATAATGGTTGTATAGTAATGCACCTCTTACATGGATAGGTGTGCCCTTTCCGTAAATCATCGATGGGTCTGAATACTGTTGTAGGTTGTTGCAACCTCTAGGTGATGCAACCTTTTCGACTGGAAGGTCTCTAAAGTCTCTACGAGCATTCTCTACGAAATCCCATACATCTTGTTCTGTTCCATTCATGACCAACTTAAGTGCATCGGTCAACTTTCCACGAATCCACTGAGGTGTACTGGACTTTGCAGTTTCAATACCCATCATCTTTAATTTAGGTTCGTGAAGTCTCACCCCTTCCATGTCATAAACATTAAGGATGTATCTTTTCTTTGCAGTCCATATTCCACGATCTGCAATAGCCTCTCGACCCATTTCCATTTTCTGTTGGAATGCATTAGTGTAATCTGCAAGTTCATCGTATCCCTTTGCAAGAACACCTTCAATCTTCTCGTTAGCAACAGTGTCAAGGAAATCTACAATTTTACCTTTGTCGGTTCCTTCAGGGAACACTTGTTTAACTAATGAATCAAAAGTGATGTATACTGAGTCCGTGTCCATTGCGATTACATAATCTTGGTCTGTAGTCTTCAGTACCTTGTTCATCCAATCGTTAATAGTGATCTCTGCAGTCTTAATGACTAACTGACCCGACATGGTAATTGCTTCTGCAAGATTTGGGTCAAAGAATGCAAAGTATTGATTTGCTAATGCACCATAAGCAGAGTTAAGTGCAATCTTTCTGACCTGTTGATTGTTGTATGCTCGTTTGATTAGACCATCAAGTTCATTCTTTCGTTTTGAATCGGTGCAAAGTTCCTGTTCCTTTTGGTAAGCAATCATCTTACCTTTCCACTCTTTACGTTCTAAGTAGAACTTCTCCATAAGTTCGGGTAGGAAACCCTGTTTATCTCTTTTGAATTTTACACCATTGGGTGCAACTGTTAAATTTAGTTTCTTTAGACTGGATAAGTCTGCCGTACCATCTAGAATCTTTTGGACATCAACATCCATAAGACCATTCTTCATCATAGTCTCGGGTGATATGTTGTACTGCATAATCAAATGGGGATAGAGTGAGTTCAAGTCAAATGACATAACCCAATCATGTTTACCAACCAGTGGTTCCTTTACATATGCACCAACGATTTGATGTGTCTTGCGTTGTCCTAGAGCCTGTGGTGGTGTCTGAATTCCCTGTTCTTTTAGGAAGTTGTAGATAATAGTTTCCCAGTATTTCACCATTCCAAATGTATCATTGTAGTTACACTTAGCATTGTAAGACATGGTCATGGTCAATTCTAGTAGACCAAGTTTATCTTCTAGGTCTTCAACAAGAACAACATCCTGTACATTATATGCAAGGAACTTTGAATAGTCATTCTTATACAATCCGTGTAATGAACCATGCTCTGAGTAATCTAATTTCTTCTTACCCAACTCCATGTGGGCAATGTGATTCAGTGCATAGGATTCTTGGTTGACGAAAGTTCTCTTCTTATACAAGTCCATATAGTCAACAACATTAACACCGTATAGTGTAAACTTCTGTTGAGTGTTACCAAAGTTGGTTTTGTATTCTCTGACATCTACTTGATTCCATGGAGAGAACTTCTTGTGTTCTCCTTCACCGAATAACCTATCAACACGATTACACAGATATGTAATATCAAATGAATCTACATTCCAACCAGTAATGATATCGAAGGACTGCTTTCTCCAGTACTTGATAAATTCAGTTAACAGTTGTGCTTCGTCAACACATTCATGATAAGTTACATTGGCTGGTTTCTCATCCCAAGGGCCGATACCAAAGGTATGTGCCATGAAACGAAATGGTTTGATTGTGATTGCATTGACCTTCTCCATTGCAAGAGTTGGTTCGGGAAAACCATTCTCTGACTCACACTCAATGTCGAGTGTTGCAATTTTAACTGTCTTGAAGTCCCACTTGATATCACCACGGAACTGGTCTGCAATGTAGGTGTAAATGTATCTGTCGTATCCGTGGATTTCAAATCCAGCAGTACCTTGATATGATTCACGAAACTTTCTTGCACCACCCATCGAACTGAGGTTTACTGCCTCTAGGGGTCTGCCGTCAAGTGAACGGAATGCAGTCTCACCCTTGGTGGATGGGACATAGTGATTAGGACGGTAAGCAACAGTCTGTTTGACCTGCTTACCGTTCTGATAACCCTTTACAAGAATTTTGTCTCTTGTTCGACATACGTTAGTATAGAAATCCATACTAGTATTATAACAGAAAGTGGTCTATCCTACAAGTGTTTTTTGTTGAACTCTTTCTTTTAAAAGGTCTGAAACCGTATCATGTTTTTCTTTAGATGATGTGAGGGCTTCTATTTGGGAGTCGAGGGCATCTGCAAGATCGGGGTGTTCTCCGATTCCAGCTGGGTTCATAATGTACACTTCAATGTTTGCAAGTGCAACATCGATTTGTCCTTGATACTGCGACTGCAGTGCTTTGAGTAATATTGTTTTATCCATGATATATTTCCTATTTGTTTCCTGTCGCTACTTTATAATTCTGTTCTAAGTTTGGTCTAACTTTAAACATCGTAACGATGTTTCTATTATTAATTTCAAACCTGTACTCTCTTGCCCATGGGTTCCAAGGTGCAAGACTAATTTCCATTTTACCATCCGAGACTTCTACAACACAAAGTTGTGGTTCTGTGATGATTGTTTTGTTACTAAATCGTGATGTGGTTACCCTACCTAGGATAGTTTCTCCACCAAGAAGTCTTAATGCAAAAATGTTATCCACAAGCAAGAACCATGTCTTGGAGTTCTTTCGAACGTCTACCGACCTGTCCATACCATTTGGAATCTTCCATCTCTACTGCAACTGTTTTCCAATCTTCTGAAACAACTGCTTTCCACATATTGTTGAATTTACCAAAACGATTTCCACCTAAGTTAAAAGTCATATTGACTAAAACATGTTGGATA